TAGACTTTGTTGCACCGTCAATATATACCCAGCCTAAAATTCGCCCGTATTTTTCTGAAGAGTCTGGAAGTTCTGTTCTGATAACAACATCTTTGGCATCTTTAAGGTGCTTCTTAAGATATTCTTTTGACTCAAGGCCTAGTGTCTTTTCAAACTTATCTGTTGTACGAGATTCTGGAGTATCTATACCAGCCATTCTAACTCTTTTAGCCAAAGAGATATCAAAACCAAGGTCGATATCTGCATCAATTGTGTCTCCGTCTACAACATTTAAAACTTTCTTCACTCTATATTCGTACATTATTCATTGCCCCTAATTTATTTTTCATTGCCCAATCAAATTTTGTCCAAAATACAGACCAGGTATATCTAATTCCTTCCTCCATCATTTTTACACCATGTAAATGATCTTGATTGCCTTCAAACGCTATAAGCATTCCAGGCTCTGGTTTAATTTCCCAATCCCATTGAGGCATGTATAACTCTCCGCCAATATAGTCATCATTAAAATAAACTAAAGAAGAAAAATGCTTGTCGTTAAAATTTGTTTCAAATTTTTCTAGCCTATCTTTGGTAAGGTTATACTCTGCTAGCATTTCAAAATTGTGATCTTCTGAAGAATCATAATAGTCTATATGAGGCTGTTGCTCTCTTCCTGGTCTCCACCTATGAAGACCAGACAACTGCAAAATTAAATTCTGATTAAATCTTTTTTCCATAAGCTTTTTTATTTTATGCTCTTGGTCTATTAACATTTCGTGTGGAAGTGATGGGTGCATTCTTTTTGCATCAACTCTAGACGTTAGCCCAAGTGTCATGCCGTCCCAATTTTTGTGAGATTGTTCACGAAGTTCTTCATGAACAGGATTTCCTTTTTCTCTTTTTTCTTTTCCTTCTAAATTCCACTCTTCTTCTGATACATTTTTCAATGTATTAAGAACCGCAGCTACTTGATCTTTATCAAAAAAATCTTTAACAATTAGCACATTTGGTTTTTGCAGATCAATAATCTCCATGAGTCTCCAATTTTAAAATGAGCCGTTTACTTGGACAATGCTCAGGTCCCTCATGCCCACATTAAGTGGTGCACAATATAAGTATACCTTATATAAATAAGGTTGTCTAGTATTTTTTACTTGATTTTAATTGATTTTGGCTTTTTGTCTTCAGGAACAATACGCTCTAGTGAAATCTTGAGCATACCATTTTCTGCAACCGCTCCAGTTACCTCAATAAATTCACCTAGGGCAAATTCACGAGTAAACTTTCTTGTTGCAATTCCACGATGAGCATATGTTGTCTCATCCTTAGAGTCCTTGATCTCTCCCTTTACGGTAAGAACCTGGTCCTTTACTGAAACCTCAAGGTCTTCTTTCGCAAATCCCGCAACCGCAAGTTCGATAAAGAATACATCTTCATCATCTGTTGTAATTACGTTATACGGCGGATAATTTGTTCCTGTTGCGTGGGTGTGAATTCTTGACAGCTTGTCAAAATCACGATTGAACCCGATAAAAAATGGATCATTAAAAAAATCCATAGCAAATTGTGTTACCATTTTATTTCTCCTTTTTAAGCAAATAAATTAATATACGGGCCCCCGAAGGCGACCCGTATATTATTATAGCAAAACTTACTTCTTCTTTGCAACTGGCTTCTTTACTGGAGCAGCTTTCTTGGCCGCTGGCTTAGCAGCTGGTGCTGGTGCATCCCAATCTGGTCGTGCAACAGACATTACTAGACTGTAAGCTCTCTTCTTCTTAAATACGCCGTCACCATTTGCCTGTGATCCCTTAGAATCTCCAGAGGTATTTCCTTCGTATGTAATAAGGTTCTTTCCATCATTTGAAATAACAATTCCAACATGCTCTGTGTCAGTTGGTGTCTTATCAAAATTAAAGAATACTACGTCTCCTGCTTGTGCCTGCCCAATTGGAACAATTCTCTTGTTCTTTGCAAACCACTGTGCTCCTGCATCACAAGATGCAAAGCCCTTCTTTGTTGATGCTGCAACTAGGTGAACTAGTCCTGCATCATCAAAACAACCTGATACAAACATTGCACACCATGGCTGATTATTCATGCCATAACGCTTTCCAAAAGTTGTATCGTTATTTGGTCCTTCTGTGTAACCCTCTTCAGCATATTTTCTGGCTGCTGCCAAAACCTTTACTGCGTTTGGGTGTCTTGTTTCTTCTGCCATTTTTTCCTCCTATGGAATATATTAATTAAATTATAGCATTTTGCGCCCCTGGAAGGAATCGAACCTCCGACGCAGGCCTTAGAAGAGCCTCGCTCTATCCGCTGAGCTACAAGGGCAAAGGTAAAGGCTAACAAGTGTTAGCCTTTACGTAACCATAATCATCCCAAGGTAGCGAGCCCGAATGCGTAGGGGGGTTAGCACCTACAAGATAATTATATTACGTTTTTTTAAAAATGCTTTCTGGTCGATTAGTTATTAGGTATATCTTTTTCAATGTCCATTGGAAGAAGGCCAAATGTTTTGGCAACTCTTTTACCTTCTTCACTTAAAGAGAATGTAGCTTCTAAGTTTTCATCATACTCTACAGACATTAAACCTTTTTCATATAGATTCACTAGAGTTTCATCTATGTGGTTTACATGAGCTGCCCACAATTCTGGGGCAAGCTCCTTAGCTGCCTCTGTTATGCTCAATATAAATTCTCCACCTTCATCAACGCCAACAACTTCTATGGCGCCAATCTCAATGTAATGATCTAGATCTGACATTCCGTCTTCCACTTTTTCTCCTTGTGCGGTAGGTAGGACTCGAACCTACGATTACCGAATTATGAGTTCGGGGCTTTAACCGACTAAGCTACTACCACGTAGCCTAATTATATGTTAGAGTCCTCACTCCTGTCAATACTTGTTTCTACAACTTGCTGGACATATTCAGAAAAATGTTTTCTAATGCTGCCACTTGGTCTAGAACCAATTTGCTTCCATATCCTAGTATACTCCAACACATTTGCATATGTAGTGGGACACATCATGGTACCGTTAAACTCACGCAAAACTGTAGGTAGCGGTACATGCTTGCCACAGCACTTGCATTCTTTTGCTCTCTCTTGATATATATTTGTCATATTGTCATCATTCTTCCTATTGCGTCCTGTAAGTCATTAGGCATTGATTTAGGAGGTTTAATTAGATTAAAAGAATCTTCTTTTGAATCTCCAAAGTCTGCTTCATAACTCATAGATTCATACGTGTGAATCTTAATTTCTCTATCTGTTGGAACAAGAGATCTGGATATAGAATTATAAATTGATCCACAAACAGCATCAGATAAGTCTTTTGATCCCTTTCTAGGGTGGTCTACTCTATCCCTCATAATTCTTAACTGAAGTAATTCATCAATAAGAAGAGGGATGTGAGGGCCTTTAACTCTTTCTTCTAAAACAACCATAGCCATGTCATCGTAGTGTTTTTTAGCGACAGACAGAATTTCCGTATTGATGCCATATTGTTTTAGTTGTTGCATCATGTCATGGGAATTCCATCTGTCAAAGGTACAAACTTTTATATTAAATCCAGCACTTTTTAGTGACAATATGTAGTCTTTTACTTCAGTAAAGTCAACTGATTTATCAGCTGTTGGAGTCCAATACATTACCGCATCAACTTCAACTACTGGTGCTGGCTGAGAATATTCATTGGTAACTCTAACATTAACCCAATCACGAACATGTGCAAGAGAGACTGCACAGTGGTCATGCTTTTGAGCTAAGTCAACATGTATAAAATAATCTGTATTCTCTTGTGGCTTAAACCAAGTTTCCAGTCTTCCAAATTTGTCTACAGCAATTCCAGTATTGCTAAAAGCTTTTTCAACTTTTTCTCTAGATTTAAAGAATGCATCTACTGCTTCTGGTGGCATGCAGGCAAATCTTCCAAGTGCATCTAGCTGGTTTCTATAAAAATCAACCTTAAAGTCTTCTATTTTTTTAGTTGGATTTACTTCCCAGGTTGGGCGCTTCAAAGCATATGTTTTTGGATATTTATAAGACTTTATATGATCTTCTTCCCACTCAACTGTAACTTCATTACCTTCCATACCATCTGGAAGTTCGTCATCCATTTTTAAAGTCCTTGTTCTAATAATAGTTTCTTTTTCTGCAATTACTGCTTCGTAAAACTTTTGAATAGGATCATTCTTAAATCTAGGAAAAGAAAGAAGAATAACTTTACCGCAGTCTGGAAAACGTGACATTACTGAAGCACGATACATGTCGTATAAGGCATCTGCTGTTTTTGCTTGATCATGTCCAGTAGTGCTTTCAATTGCAAAACCTGAAATTTCATCAAGAATAACAACGATTACGTTATAGCCTTCCCAAGCTTCTCTTTCAGAGTGGCCAGAGTGAACTGTAATGGCTTTGTCAAACTTCATTTCAGAAGCTTTTGATTCATACTTTCCAGCAAACCAGGGGGATCTATCAATTCTTGTTTTGAACCCTTTAAAGAAAACATTGTTTGCCTGCTGTGCGTTAATAGCAATGTTTAGAATGTCAATTGAGTCTCCAGGTGGCTTCCCATAGTATGATGCTGGATCCTTTAAACATAACAATAGATAAACAACATATGCTGTAGCAATAGTAGAAGAGTAATCTTTTCCAGAACCTTTACCCAACTGTGCAATAACCTCATTACAGGTCTGCTTAAACATTCTTCCGCCCTCTTCTTCGCCAAAGAGCTTCTTCAATGTTGATTCTTTATAAATTTGAGATGATTTTTCAATAAGAGTATATTGGTATTCGGACAATGTTGGTAACCCAAGGTAATCTGGGCTAGTAACAAATGTTCTTAGGTCTACTGGTCTCTCATCAAACTCTTCGCCATCAAGCATGTCAATAAGATCGCTAAAATCAAATGACATCTTGCTCCTCTACAATTTGTACAGGCTCTACTACTCCAGTTATCTGAGAAAGTCTACGGGCAACATTCATCTTGCAATTTGGGCAGGAAGCAGTTACTTCTTTTAATATTCCAACAAGTATTTCTTGTTTGCGTTCTGTATCTGCAATTTGTCCAGCAAGCTCTGCGTTGTCTAGTAGGCCTACTTGCTGTAGCATTCCAATTCTTTTAGTTTCAATATCTGCAATTAGCTTTAGGGCACCAGCTTTTACGCTTAGTTGTCCTTGGGTATCTGCATCTTCAACAGTCTTCCACGCTTCTTTAATTAGCATTGCGTAATGTTGGTCTGCGCCAGATACGGCTTCTTTAGCCCTCTCTCTGGCGTTTTGATCGTTATGTATAACTGATTTCCACTCACCAATTAACTCAACAACCTCTGCTCTTTTAAATCCAGTCAGGGTTGCAATTTGGGTGGGGTTATTTCCTTTAAGTAGTTCTGAAACCACTTTATTCATGCGGTCAAAATGATCCGCTAACTCTATATCAGCCATTACTACATTATACTTTTAGTCGACTAAAATGTCAATCAGATTTTGCCTTTGCAATCTTATATAGAATCAAATATCCAATTAAATCATCAATATCATTATCTCCAGCGTAACCCTGATTATTCATAACTCTATTTAATTTATCATCTATTCGTACTTTTAATTGCTCCGTTGGTTCCGCCGACGAGAATATACGTGCAGGATTTAATGCTGAGTCTCCATAAGATATATTCTTTTCAATTAGTAGGTGTGCAATTTCATGGCATGCCTCCCATATTTTACCACCAGAAGGGGCGCCAACTGATTTTAAATAAAGGTCGCTACAGTTAAAGTTTGTAACATCTTCAAATACTGGGTTTAACATATTATCTCCTATGCTTTAAAACTGCAATGAAATGATCTTCAATAGGGTTATTGGGATCTTTTGAATATTCTATAGCGTCAATTATAAAATATTTTTCTACAATT